GGTCGAGCGAGGATTTTGATACCTTTTCTATCTCTGCGTCTACGTCAGCCACGCCCTGCGCGTTGAAAGCTACTTCGAGCGAATCGCCAAACTCATCGGCTGCGAGAGCGCCTTCTTTCAAGCTACCGGCTAGTCCACCGAGTGCCTGCACGGCTGCTCCACCAAGCGCACCGCCTGCTAGAGCCCCAAGACCTCCGAGCTTTTTAGAGAATCCACCGGCACTAGCTTCCGCGCCTTTGGTGTCTACATCTACCTTTACAGTTTCAGTCCTAGATAAGCTGTCAATTTTCTTATCGGCTGCATCAACTTCGTTATCGTTAACGTCAACCTTAACGCTCGGCTTGGCATTACCCAGCTTGTTAATCTGTGCAAGCGCATCGGCTAGCGACTTCTTGAGCGTGGTTAAATCTAGACCAATACTGACGGTAGCTTTTTCTGCCATTACTTCATTTCAAGTAGGGTGCTGCAATACTTCTGCACATCAGCAATAGTTACGTGATGCCAGAATCCTTCGGTCTCAAAATCTTTTGCGTCCTGTTCCGATAGCTTGGTTTTATCTGCCGTCGCTTTGATGCAATCAATACCGAGCATAAGTGCGCTCATTGTGTGCGGTAGCTCCTGCATTTGGCGATGCAGCGCGGCTGCCTTTATCATATTGCTTTTTGCCCATTCGGTCAAGTCAAGCTCGGTAAAAGTTCCGCCGTTGCTGATTGCTTTGTCCACAAGTGCGGCAAACTCTGCATCTTCTGCGTACATCTTCGACACGCCCGACATGATGCGGTCTTTGCCGTGCTCTTCGATGTATGCGCTAATCTTGCCTTGCCATTCCTGCAATAGCTTCGCGTTCGCTACTGATAGCGGGATAGGTTCAAAATTCATTGTGTGTCCTTCGAGGTTTGTTGAGACGCTTGCCGCTGGCTTTCTCGTACATGTATGCCTGTTCGCCCATGTCACCAGTCCACCACGGCTTCTTGTAGTTAATTGCTTTTTGGATGTTTACCAGCTTGTAGAATTCCGCATACGCCATATCCATCACTTCGTAGTAACTCAATCCCCATTCGGGAGCGTATTGCAGAGCCATTGCCATAGATGATGCGGTAGCGGGTAACGTGTCGGTGTAGTTATCGTCTATGTCCATTGTAAAGTTAGGATGCTCTTGTGAGAATCCGTACTTGTCTAACAGCTTCACTTCGTGAATTTTCCACATAGTGACACGCCAAACTTCGTACAACTCATTGCTTGTGTGAGCTGCGAAATCGATCGACGTATTGAGCCACCTCCGAGGCCGTCACGTCCTGCCAGAATTCGCTATCGTTTGCGCTCTTGATAGCATCCGATTCATGCTCTGATAGCTTGCTATAATCGACCGTAGCGCGTATGCAGTCAATGCCCATCAGCATAGACTCCATCGTCTGCGGGAAAGCGTCCAAGTTAAAGTACATCTGACGACCTATTTCGGGGTTGTCTTTTAACAGCACAACGAGCGAGTCTTTCAGTTCCTGCTCGGCTATGGCCTTTGCTGCTTCCGCTGTCATTGGTTCGTATTCCAGCTCGGCTTGCTTTGCTGCTTTGCGCTGTTCGTTCTCGTAATCGTGCTGCGCCTTATGTGCTTCTGTTAGGGCCACAATTCGCGCCTGAAGCGTTACGTTGTTGACCATGCCCACTTCGTCGATTAGCTCTGCTAACTCTTCGCTACCGTGCCGCAATCGTGCAATCGTGCGGAGCATATACTCGACGCTTCTTTGCTGTATGTGATTGCTTATGCGCTGATACCAGTCCTTGCAAATCTGTTGATTGCGGAGCGTGACTGGCAGATGGTCTATTTCTATGCCGTTTAGTTTCATTGTGTGTCCTTAAAAATAGGGGGCCAGTAACTGACGGGACACAGATCGCCAGCACCAGCCCCCAGTATGCGTATTCCTACGCTAGATTACTCAAGTTCAACCAGCATCTTACCATAGGGATGCGTAGAGGCTGAAATTGTGACCGTTGTGATTGATGTAGATGTAAGCCCGACGTAGCTAGTAAGAGCACCTGACGGAACTACAAGATTAGTCGTGATGCTTGTTGCGATAGCTGTAAGCGTTGGCTTAACGTAAGCAGTACCAGCAAAGTTTACAGAGCCAGATGACTTTGAAACCTTAACGAGTCCAGCCCATGCAAGGCGCTTGCCGTTGCCCGGCCCGTCTTTGATCGTTGCGCCACGTACAAGCATAGCAAGTGTCGTGCTGCCCGCTGATGTGCCCGCTACAATTTCGCCGTCTTCCATCGTCAACTCTTCTGTTGTAGCTGATGATGTAGAAGCCGGTGCATACGTCTGAACGAAGTCCCAGTACAGCTTGTCTGCTTGTACTTGGTCGAGCGTCCATGTGCGAATACCGTTGTCATCATTGGCTCCGTCTGACGTGATTTGTGAATCACATGAATAGACGGGAGTAGTCGATGCAAAGGTTGTCTGTGTTGTGCCAACGGTAACCGTAAAGAACTCTGCCTTACGTCCACCATTGATCACGAAACCAGATAGTGCCATTTCATTTCTCCATTTTTATTAGTGCTGTTAAATCGCGCACGTATGTATCGCGATAGAATGTATGCAGTCCGTGCTCTTCGTTGTTCTCTGCTAACCATCTGCCGATCAGAGTGGTATTGCGTATGAGCTTCTTCTTGAGCACTTCACTTTCGCCGCTGTAACCATTGTGTGCGATTGTGATAGTTGTATCTACGATGCTGTAACCAGCGCCGCGGATAGTGTGTGCAATCTGCTCGTGTGCGTAACCTTCCCAGTAAAACTCTGGAGTGTTACGGTACATCCGCAATTGCCCGATGTTAAAGTATTCGTTTTCGTTAGCTTCGCCGATCAGCTTCTTATAGCATGATAGCGACGCTTGCCCTGCCATAAAACCACCTACGCCGCCGCCGTGGCGTTGCGTTGCCTCTGCTATGCCTTCGTGCTGTTGCTCGCATAGGTACTCGTCGCAGTCCATCCAGAATATCCATTCCTTCGTTGCCATCTGACCGCATAGATTGCGAGCTTGTGCAAAGCTAAATTTTGCCTTCTCGTACGTCCACTCACGCGAGCGGATCGTATGATGTTCGTCGGTATGCTCTACAACATCGCTTACGTGATGCTCGCGCCCCTGCTTATTTAGCAGGATGCAAACCTCTGCATTCTTTGGTAGTGAGCGGAGCATGCCCTGCATGCTCTTGTGCATGTCGTCATGCGATGCGATAACGCAGAAGCTGACGGGGAAGGTATCTAATTGTGTGTCCTGTGTGTCCATGTGTCCTAGACCGGTCGTATAACAAAAGTGACAGTAGCAGCAACGCCCATCTGGATTTTATTGCTGCCCGTGTTGAATTCGCCTACGTTGCCATCTACATGCATTGACGTGATAGCCGTGTAAAATCTTCCGTCGTTATTGCTGCCTATCGCGTCCAAGTCATACGTCTCTAGTGCGTACTTGATACGGCTCGCAATATCGCCCGCCCGCTCATTGGCTATGCCCAGCTCGCTAGGGTCTGCTTCTATCATGGCATTGCACATGATCTCGACCAATGCACGACCAAGCCCCAAGCTCAATCCCGTCTCCGAATCGGTGTCGTACTGCATCTGGCTAATGTATGGATAGCAGATTGTAGTCTTTGACTCGTACGCATCTGGCCTCCATATCCTACGCGGCGTAAGATTGCCGTCGCTGTTCAGAGCATCAATGATTGTGTCTACAATGTACTGCATCGAATTGCTAGCCATTATCCGAACTCCTGCATAAACTCATCTACAATCGTAGTTTCAAGCTCGCGTATCAATGCCTTGAATCCGTTAGCGTCTCTCATGTATGCAGCAAATCCCGGCTTTAGAAACGGTCTTGCCTTTGCACGTGATGTGCCTAGTTCGTTGTACCTAGCGTACATAAGCGTCTGATTGATCTTGCCAGACTTCACAGGTGTGCGCGGATCGTAACCGTACTCAACTTCAAACTTGCCATTGCGAAATTCTACGTTTGAGATGTTGCCTTTACCGCCTTGACCAAGCGACCGCGATATGTTGCCGTATAGCGTACGTAGCTTCGTGCCTGTGTTTGGTCGTGGATAGTAACGCTGCCCGCTCTTTGATGTTTTCTGCCCTGCTTCGTTTGGATTCAGGTAGTCTTCCGTGTATACTTGCAAGTCTTCTGGAATGTTCTGTACAACATCCTTAACCGCTGCCAATATGCCACGCTCAAGCCGCGCTAATCTTTGTGAGAGATCGCTCATATTGTTACGCGAGTATATGGTGCGAGCCGTGGCTTAACGCGCGTACGCATTGCCTGCAATGTCTTGGAGATGCTCATACCAGCTTCGCTTTCGGTAATAGCTGTTACGCCAAATCGGTTTGCCTGCGGTGCGAATGGTGTCTCCATATACAGCTCGGTTACCATCTCCGCAGCGCATATCTCTATCACGCTAGGGATGGTTGTATATCCTACGCTCATCACCGCTTCGTACTGCTTGTTGATGAAACCATCTTCAAGGTAGAGGTACTTAACGCCGCGTATGTCCACAAGATTAGTAGTGCCGGTGACGGAAGCAAATGTATCTCCGTAGCTATCTCTATATTTAAGCGTAGTCAACGTCACCGGCACGGTATAACCTGTTAAAAGCAACGTATCGCGCGTGCCTTCGTAGTAAGCTGTTACGCTTTCCTGAATGATTGGCTGATTGCAGATGTCTTTGATCTCATTATCGACATAGCCAATTAGACGATCTATAAGACCGTCGCGGCTTGTGTCGATTGCTGCGATGTTTAGCCAGTCCTGCTTAATTACTGCGCGCGATACGAGAGGCATTGCTTATTCCTTGATAGCAGAAGGTACGGGAGTCTCTGGCTTGATTGCCTTTACGTGCATCTTGCCTACTGTCATAATCGAGCCGTCTGGCAGCTTGACTACGCACGCGCTCGGAGTATCGTTTACTACTTCTACGTCAATGTCTTTTGCACCGTGATTGATTGTCACGATTGCCTTGTTTTTGATCTTGCTAAAATCAATCATTGCTCTTTCCATCCTTTGCAAAGAATCCGAGTGCGAAAAGTGTTACTGCGATAATCGCGTCTTGTGGTAGCGCAACACCTGTCAGGGAGTTGACTAGTACAGCCAACGCACCAACAATGCCTGTGACCGTTGTCTTCCAGTTGCTCATTGCAACGCCTTTTATAATTGTGTAAAAGTGTGGTATCATTCTGACGTAATGCATTAGATTCAGCTTCTTTGTTTCACGTGGAACATGCGGCTGCAATTCATCTGCAAGCGGTACGCGCTCAATAGGTGGTACGTAGTCCTGACGTTTAGGCCAGAACTTGTAACGCAGTACAACCTTCGATATGATTGGGTCATCTGACAGCACGCTTGTAAGCCTTACGTGGTTTTGGTTCTGTGTTGCCTGTTCGTTCTTCTAATCTTACCAGCCGCTCGATGATCTCGACAATGCGCTGTGTGATTAGCTCATCTGATTTCTTGAGCGCGATGATTTCGTTGGTCGTGTTGCTCATCACTTCGTGCATGGCGATCACGTTATCGCGTGTCTGCTTGAAGTCATTAACCAGCGTCTTAACCCAAAAGCCGATGATGGCCAGCATGGTGCTCATGATAATACCGAACATAGTCTCTACGGTCATGCTTCACCTCCGAACAACGGCGGTGCGGGCTTTGGTACGAATGGTATCATTGGGAGATCTTTAATCCATAGGAACTCTGGGTTAGCACAATACGCCACTTCCTGCGCTGAGATGATCCAGTTGTCTTCGATGTCTTGGATAGGATTGAAATACGAATCCTGTAAGAACACCTGACCACGCAACGAGTCCGCTTGCTCTGGTGTTAGCTTGGCGCAGTAGTTGACAAGCTCCGTTACTGGAATCTGTGAAAGTATCATACCTGTCTTCCGAGTGAAGTTTGGTAGCGTTGAACGATGTTGTAGAGGTTAGTTGCGTCGGTGTCGGTCAGGCCGTCGCCGATGGTGGCAAAGGCAATTTCGCAAGTCGTAAAATATAGCGGTTGATTAACTGTTGTTTTTACATTGTAGGCACCAATTGCTATATCAGCATTTACAAGTTTAGTCCCACTATTAGTACCAGTTGCTGTATTAATAGAGTTCCTATATGCTTTCAATAAATTTATTGATGTTCTCGAAGCAATGTAATAAGCGGCATTATTAGTATCGGAAAATGAGATGAAATCATCGCCAGTTGTATTACCTTTATTTATAGTAACATAAGATAAATTCCCTGCTGGTTGGCCTTCTCTTGGCAAAATATACAATCGACCATCATTTGTTGTGCTTACAGATGCGCCCATTGATACCGCATATAAATCTGCTGCCTGTCTGTTTTCGCGATGGTAAATAGATAGATGGGTAGAATTAAAACTTAAATTATTACTTGGATTTATAAAACTATTGGCCCAAGCATTAGTACCATTAGGGTCAGCTCCCGTGCTTGCATGTGTCCATCCACCACTGAAGCTAAGACGAAACGCCGCATCCGCATCACGTGGATCTTTCAAGTTAAACTTGTGCGTAGTTGCAGTGCCGCCAACGAATGGATAGATCGCTTTCATCTTCGACCAGAGCTGGGCATGCTTTAACCCACGCACAAGGTCAATAACAGCGCGCTGCTGTCTTGATGATGTGATACCAGCCGCATCTAGGAAAGCCCACGCATCCCGCTCTTCGGGAATAAATGTTAGCCCCTTCGGATTACGCAATGAAAGCAGGTTATATCGTGCTGATCTTATGCTCACGTTGCAAGCTCACACCCGAAAGCAGAGAACGAAATAGACGTAGCATTGGATGACCGCACCGTGATCACATCCGTAGCTGCAAGCGTTATGCCTAGCACAAGCGTTGTCGAATCGTTGGCATTGACCGTTACATCAAAGGCAAGGTAATGCTGGTTAGCAATGGAAGCACCCGCAGGTCGAATAGCTACGCGGTACGTGTACGCCGTCGCTGTAATGTTGGCAATGGTAATGCACGACACGACCGTCTCGGTTGAAGATGGTACGGTGTATAGGTCGGTTGCGTTCGTGTTAGCTGGACATGATTGCCCAAGCACTTTATATACTTGTCCGCTTGGCATTATGCCCCCATTAAAAGAAAAGGATGCAACGGCGTTACAGAACTACCACCACCAGAAGGCACAGCCCACGTCTGGTCACCACGCAAAAACGTCGTGCTATCAGCCGTACCAGTAGCAAGCCGTGCCGTAGCTACTGTGCCCGTGGTAATATCGCTAGCGTCTATGTTGATTTCGTCACCGCTCTGCAGTTCCTGAATCTGACCAGACGCTAGGACTAATGGTTTCTTAACTGCCATAGATTAGGCCAGCGTAATAGGTTGTTGTTCTTCAAAGTTGATCTCGGTTGCTGACAGAGCGATGCCGATTTCCTGTGAGATATAGGTTGCTGTTGTCGGAGCCGTTGCAGATGCAGCGCCCGCCGTCGCTCCGCTCAAATAATAAGCAGCGCCAGGCGTTAAACCTGTAAGACCTGTGATCGTACCGTCGAGGTACACCGTTGCGTTGTTAGGCGATGTGGAGTTTGTAATCACAAAGCCGATAGCACGGCGTCCGTTGCTTGCGTCTGCCTTGCGTGCCTTGATTGTGCCGCCATCGTTAAACAGGTTTACGAGGTTGCCAGCCGATAGGTTCTCGGTAGTTGCTGCAACCTTAACAGTAGCGCCTATTCCCGTTGGCAATACCGAATTGTCCAGCTTACCCGATCCGTCGAGAGCTATGATTTTGCCCGCTTCCGTTGCGCCGGACGATGATACGGTAGCTTCGACTTCTGCGAGCTGGCCGCTGTTATTCTTGATATACTTTTCTGCCATGTTACACCGTTTGAATGATTGTGTCTATGTCGATGATTAGTGTTGTTGCTGTTATTGCTTTTGCTACGTGAACGATGATGCTACCTCCGCTCGGGGCCGTCTGTGTAAGCACACCGTTAGCGCCTAAATAGATTGCGCCCTTTGTCCAGTTCCAAGAAGCATCCGTAATCTGCCCGCTTGTTTTGATCGTGATATTCTGCCCCGTGCTTGCCGCCGTCGTGCTGATCCCAATTACCACGGCATTCGCAAGCGAGTCAGGCGTAGCGTACTTTGCAAGGCCGCTAGAATCCGTTGTAATGCATCGCAAAGCGGATAGCGACGTAGATGCTACCAGCGTGGTATCAATCGCCGCAGGCACGATTCCGCCGCTTACAATATCTAGCACTACATCGTACTGCTTAATATCTACGCTTACCGTGTCTTGCCTTACGTTGATGGTGCTCACGTTGTCACCTCATCCACTACCGTAACATCGCCGCGCAAAAGCTCGGTAACTACGCCGCTAATAGTAACTTCTAAATCCCACTTGTATTCGGTCGTGGTTACAAGTGCTGCCGTCTCAGCGCTCGTAAGCACAATGCTAAACGTGCCTGCTACTGCGCTTACGATCGTGCACGTAAACGTAGCGGCAAGCGTGCCCGATACTGTACGCACTTGAGCCGCGAACGTATAGCCCGTGATATTCTGTACAGCGCCGTTGACTTTGTACGTAAGTGTGCGAGCAAAAGCCCCACCCTTGCGAATCTGCAAATCAACTCTTGCGCCTGCGTTGGATAGTGTTATCATGTGCTTTCAAGTGAGATCACCACGAGGGCCGAAGCCCCCGTAGTCATGTCACGTTACACGATAAGATTAGCTGCAAGACCGCGCTGCGTAGCGTTGTCTTCCGTTGTCAAGCTGTTGTAAAGATGAGCCGTGCAAGCACCGAATGTGCCCGTAGATCCATCACCAGCCGTAGCGACTACATCGAGGTAGCGCTTGCGGCCTTTGAGGTCAATGAAGAATCCGAAGATCTTGTTATCATCATCTGCGCTCGGAAGTGCCGGAGCACCTGTTACGCCGTATACAGCGCCTGTAATATCAGCGGCTCCGCTCATGCCTGCATCGTCTGACTCTTGAATCTTGAGAGCAGTCATAGCAATGTCAGTTGCGCCGAGTGCAAAGTATACAGCTACCTTGTTGAAGCCGATGGTGTCGATTGTAGTTGTAGCGAACGAAGCGTTATCCTTGATAGCGGCAGGCGGCGTTACGTTTACAACCTTTACGTTTTGCAAGTTATTCATTGGGTCACCTTATGAGTTCTTTGTTACAAGAGCTGCAAGCGCGCCGCGTTGACGTGCCGATGCTGTTGTTGAAGCGTTACCGATGTTCCACCAGTTTACGCCGTAGCGAGCCGTGGACTTGTTGTATTGCGTGTCTGTCAGAAAGCCAACTTCTTGTGAGCTTGTGATAGACAGACCGCGACGATCGCCAAACAAACCAGCTTGAGCAGCATCACCATAGAACAGTACGAACTGGCTGTTCTCTGCTGTAAGAAGCGGCGTGTAAAGTTCATCTGTGAAGACAACTTCCGAACCGTTAAAGAACTGACGTGTTACGCCGTCTACGATCTGCGTTGCTGTGTTACCACCTACGGCTTGGATCAATGGTACAATCGTGCCGTACCAAATCTGCGAAGGCGTATAGAAGCGGTTATTCATTCCCGGGAACGTAGCAACCTTTGCCTGAGTCTTGATGATATCGCCGAGTGTGATAGTAGCAAGCGTTGCGCCTGATGCTACTTGTACGCCCGCTGCGTATGCCTTGTTAGCATCCGTTGCCCATGTACCGCCGATATCAGTAACGAGCTTCTTGAATGATTCGGTCAAACCTACAAGGTTGTTGTACGTTGATGTACCATCGCCCAAGAAAGCAACCTTGTCTTCTTGTACAGCGTGTGCGTAGCCGTGATCCTTAGCGATCTCTTCTGCGATTGCTGCGTATGAATCTTCGCCGAGTTCGATTGTGTTCTGCGTAAGAGCACCGAACTTCTTGGCTGTAAGCTGTACGCCGCTGAACTGCACATCTGACTCTGTATATGTCTGGCCTTCGCCGAGTGCGTATACAGCCGTGCCGCCTACGTTGCGGTTTACTGTGCGTGTTTCGCTGTTCATGGATACTACGTCCATAATACCACGAGCTACGCCGCGCTCTTCGCGGTAGTACAGGATAGCTTGATCCAGTTCGTCAACAACGGTCAATCCACCGAGCGAGTTGTTAGTAGTTGCCATTGTCTTCTGCATTGGCACGCCGTTCTCTTTGCACCATTGAGCCGAGCTAGCATCGCCGAGGCAAGCTGCAATCTGGCGTCCTGCCTTGTATGCCGCTGCTCCTGCTTCGCTGCCGAACTGCTTAAATGCCTTGCCACGGTAGTGCTGGCCTGTGATCTTTGCGCCTTCTGCAACGAATCCAGAAGGTACTGGCGCCGCTGTCTTGAGTGCGTTAAGATCTGAAGCGTTCTTTGTCTTCATATCGTTAAGCGCCTTCTTTTGTTGGATGATTGTCATGATACGAGCGAGCTTGGCTTGTGCCTTTGCTGCACCCTCTACTGCTGCCGATACCTCTTCAACTTCGGCTGTTTCTTCAGATGCTTCTGCAAGAAGCGCCGCGATCTGTTCGCGGATTGTTGCTACTTCAGCTGCCATTGCTTCCGGTGTTTCAAATGTCCCGGCGAGAACGGCATCCAAAGCGGCAAGGATTTCTTCCCACGTCATTAGATTATCTCCATTGTGTTAATTGTTTGCATAAGCGATAGGAGCTGCTTGCGCTTAATCTCCTTATCGTCTGCCTTTGGTATTGGGTCTGTCTCGGCATGTAGCTGATACAGATTTTTCGACACGTCTTTCAGTTGATCGGCAAGTGAAAGGATCATGCCTCGGATTCGAGAGTTGAGAACGCGCCCCGCTTTACTACGCATATCCGCGTATGCGAGTGCGTGCTCTTCTGATTGCTTGATAAGCGTAGCCGCTACATCCAGCTTTTCTTCGAGTGTCATAGCTTTAACGTTACTTGTCATGGTCATGGGATTAGCCCCTACCGTAACCGGAGACCATTCGATTATGTTCAGTTTGTTGAGTTCTTTTGTACCATCTGCGAGCGGTGTTGTCTCCACTTCTTCATATCCGAAGCTGTATTCATCGACGCTGCCGAATTTGATGTGCTCGTATGCGTCTTTGCCGTCGGTAGTGTTAAGGTTAAATAGGCCCTTTACATATAGCGCTCCGTTCTCACGTAGACGCTCTGGCAGACGCGCATCGCCCGCTGGTATCTCTTCTGCTAGAACCGTCTTACCAATTGGGCGCTGCATATCGTGCTGCCATACCATCTTTGGTAGCTTTGCTTCTATGCTTTCCTTGAATGCGCCGTAGATCACGCGATCGCCGTATGAATCGACATTGCCGAAAACGCTTACAAACGCTTCAACGCTGCCCTCTTCATCGGCTTTAAATTCTACTGGTATGTTCTTGTACTTCATTATACGTCGCTCGTTATTCTTGATTTGCGAACAGGTCGTAGTGTGCAACGGCAGTTAATCGCCTCGCTTGGCTCACCTAGTCCGGGGCCTTCGCCCGCACCGTCTACGTACTTGTCAAACGTCTCACCTTCTTCGATCCATTCGCCGTCTAATTCCACATGCGTATCGCGTACATCAGCATCGCGCTGGGATAGCCAAACTTGCACGACCTTACGCTTTGGATCAGTTTCCCGCTGGTTAACGCGCTTAACAGTCTGACGCTGTACTACGCTTGCCTGCGCTTTGCAGGTCGTCGTAGCAATCATCTTTGCGCGGGAAGTCGTAAGCTCTGTGAACTTCTTTTGCAATGCCGCCTGCACTACATCGACCGGCTGCCCTGCATTGGCTTCAAGAACCTTTGCCACATCGCGCTTCGTAGTGGTTACAGACTCCGTCATGTTCTGCGTCATCTTGCGGATCTGCTCATCGCGTATTTGATCGGTAAAGCTCTGCACTTGTGTGAGATCACCGCCCACGCTCTCAAGTGTTAGCTCAATTATGCGGGTGCGTAGAACGTCCTGCGTTTCACGGTTGGCTACCATAAACTGCTTAACAAGCTCTGCAATGTTGATAGCATCCTGCGGGGCTTTTATGGATTTGTTACCGCCAACAAAACGATTAGACTTCACCTGCTTCATGACTGCACGCTCTATGCGCTTCATCATGTCGGCAACGTCTTTCTGCGTAGGTGCAAGCGCCTTCAGTACCACGTCCTCTTGCTTCTGCCAGTACTTCACCGCTTCTGGCTCGTGCCACTTTACCTTGCGGCCTTCTACGCTTTCGATTGGGTCGGCGTTGGTTTCTACCGCCTGCTTTGCTTCTGGCTCTGGAGCGCTAAAAGCACCAAAGCCGCCGGGCTGCGGTACGACTTCATACGAGTATTTATCGCCGTCCTCTACTGGCTCAAATCCCAGTTTAGCGCGGCTCTCATTAAGCGTGATTAGGTTCGCGTTAAACTCTGCAATAACAGGGTAGATAACAGCGTCTACGTCGGGCTGCAATGCCTGTACTTCGCCAAGATCGAATTGCAATTGGACGTCTGGGAATTCCTTACGCAATCCAGATTCAAGCTGCTCTTCAAGCGCATTCCAGAATGGCACGCGCGTTAGCGTCGTAAACTCTTGGTATGCGCTTGCAAGGTTGTTGTAGGTACTGCGGGCCAGTCCTGCGCTCGTAAGCACTACCGCCGGATGGATTCGGAATGCACCACATATCGACGTCTCAAGCTCTTGAATTGTCTCGATAGCTTGCAGCTTCTGTGCATCCAATCCCATCTGCGTATAATTCATACCAGAGCCAAGCACAAGCGGGTCTGTGCGCTCACGTCCGCTTGCATCCTTACGCTTGCGTAGCTGCGCTTTAAGCGACTCTACGGTAGCAATAGGAATATCGCCCGGAGCCGATAGAACTCCAGACGGTACAGCATTAGAAGCCACAAGCGAATAGATCGTAGCTTGCAGTTCGTTGTATGTATTGATCTTATCCCATGCCACGCTGATAGGGCTTATGCCTTTGTGCATATTGACTGGATCGCGATACGCTGGATTCTGTATATGGATAACGTCATCCGCGGGCCAGTCCTGCGTAATGTTACCAGACTGGTAGCGGTAAGCATATACCCATCCCAGATCGTTAAGCAGAGGCGCAACGTGAGCATCCGAGTAAGGATATAACTCAACGATGTTACCCATTGCGGATCGTACCTTCACGATGTAGGCATTGCCGCTGATTGCTAGGTATGTCCAGACGATCTGCCAGAATTCAGCTTGGCCCATACGAGGGTTCGGCTTACGGAATAGCAGACTGACGGGATGGTTCCTGTTAATCGTACCATCGTCGTACATCGCAGCCAAAGGCGGCTCGTTGAGCGTAGATGCGTAAACACCCACGCAAGCAGCTACGACTGGGTTGCGATTAAATCCGTGTTCGACGTTGGCAAGGTAACCAGCTTTTGAGGGATAGCCAATTCGCCCACCGACTTGCGTGCCGTTTGGGCTTGGTAGTGCTTGATTGTTACGACCAAAGAGCTTTTGGAAGTAATCGGCTATTGCCACTATATCTCGTAAACGTAAGTGTTTGATTCGTGTCCGTTTACAGCGTAGATGAGAGCGTCAACCATATCGTCGGGCTTCCCATCTTTGCCGTCGAACATAAGCAGTTGCTCGGTAAATTCCAAAGGTACGCTATTCACATGTTTGATGTACCCGTGCTCATACTTGCCCGCGATGGGCAGAAAGCGCGTGAGCTTATTGCGTCCACGAGGATTCACACCCTGAATGTTTAGCATGGTCTCGGCTCGCAGCTGTTGTACCATAGCCTCTTGATACGCCACATTCTCAACGCACACCCTGACCGCATTCCAATTGTAGGCCGTCTGCTTTGCCTTTTCTTTGGTCTCGTTAAAGCTCCACTTGCCGAATACCACATCAGCGACGTAATACGTCGTGCCACGCTTGCCTACCACCACAATAGCGCGATCGTCTGCATTGGACTTCATACCTACTGCCAAGTCCACTCCGATTACGTACGTGATGTCATCTTCTGGAAGCAGAGCGTATTGCAGCCACTCTTTCCGCATGATGCGCCCCATTGGCCCGATGAATTCCCCTTCCAGCTCCTGCCGCGCAAACTCGCTGGTATACGTCTCCTCTAGCGTCCTGACGTATTCTGGAGGTAGGTGGACATTGTCCCTTGTCTTTGCCTGCGCTACGAAGTACTCTGGATTGCCTTCTGTCCACTTACGGTAAAACCGCTCATATACCCAGTTGGTATCTCCATTAGGGGATGTGGTAAGCCAGCAAGCGGTAGGATCGCGGCGAATACGACCAAGCATAACGTCCCACGTCGCGCCGTCCATATAGTCCGCTTCATCTAGGTAGAACCAGTTGAGGTTAGGGCCTCGGAGTGAATCGGGCTTGTCTGCTGATCTCCAGAACACGGTAGTACCGTTGCGTAGTACGGTGACGCCTTCGCTCTTGTTATGGCTCTCGACCGCTTGCCCAAACTTCTCAAAGAACGTGAGCAGCGTAGCATCCCGCAGCATCGGATAGGTAGGGGCTATGACCGTGCCAAATGTTCCTGACGGCTGCCGTAGTATCTCAAGGCATCCTGCTAGCGTCTTGCCGCTACCGATACCACCCACGAAAAGCCGATGCCGTGCTCTACTGTTCCAAAAGGCCGTCTGTGCTGGCAATGGTGTTGTTACTTGTATCATCTGCTTCTAGTGGTATGGTATTCGGTTTCGGGCCAATAACGATGTTAAACTCTTGCCGCTCATTTGTTTGATGCATCTTTTGGGACATTCCTAGTCGATGCTCTGCAAGGCGCAACAAGACCGCACCGTTGCGTTTTCTGTTGCCGTTCTGATCTGGTACGCCTATTACGCCTTCTTCCCATAGTGCAGCATAAAGCTCAATATCGCCGTTAGCTTTGGCCTGCGATATAAGCTCTGCGTAGCGCCTGCGTATCGTCTCGCCAGATACTAGGGGCTTGCCGTCTGCATCCTTGCCGAGTGCTCTGGCAATAGCTTCAAAGCCAGCCCCCTTCGTCGCAGCTTCCCATATCTTCTCTTCGTCGAGTTCTAACTTTTTACGGCCCATTATGAGGTCTGCATAACTAGTTTGTAAAATTCCACATTACTCACTCTATCTCTTCCACTTGCACGGTAAAGTTAATATCTAGCAGCGTTTCCATGCGTTCCACGTATTCACGGAAGTTAGCATCCGTCTCGATCTGGTTGCGCATGTTACGCAGCGCGTGGATAACTGACGAGTGGTGCTTGTTAAATAGCCGCGCTATCAATGAGTTAGATAGTCTGTACTTCGTGAACAGGAAGTACATGAGCAGGTAGCGGCATTCTACGACCCAATGGAATCGGGATTGCGCTACAAGCTGCTCCCATGTGCAGTTATAGAGCTTGCAGAATTGGTCAATAAGGTTTAGGATAGCTGGGTTTTGCGTGTTTGGTCTCATTGCTAGTTTTTGTTTGATGATTTTGAGTGCTTGTTGCGTGTCTGTGGTGTTGGCTGGTATCATGTGCCTGTTGATTGCGATGAATAGGTAGTCATACATCGCGCGCTTGCCTACTTCTGGAAATAAGTCGGGCTGTTTACGTGCCCATGTTACGAACCGTGACCGGTGCACGTCAAAGTATTTTAGGATGGTGTCGGACATTGCGAGAACCTCGTTTAGCTTTCTATACCGCCTCATATTTACCCTCCGTGTTGTTTTTGAGCTGTTAAGTAATGGTTAATAGTTGTTTGCAGGCCGTTTCCAGCCCCGTAGACGCGTTTTTATTCGTTGTTTGATACTTTGGACAGGTACAAAGCTTTCATGCGCTCTATTTCAATTTCTGATGGTAGCTCTTTTTGGTACAATTCGACCACCTGCTTCGGTAATCCTGCGGGCTTTGTGCGGATCGCAATCTGCGGATCAGCTTCTTTGCCAAACTTGCCTTTGTTCCTGTTCCAGTTCCGCGCTGTTGCTTTCCAATCCTTCATAGCGTTCTTGCCCACCTTCCAGCCGTTGGCTGTGTAATGGTCGTAGAATTTGTTTGCTTCTTCCTGCGTGCTGCCTAGCTCTTGGAAGTAGTCAAGGATTTCTTGACAACTTGGGCGCGTGAATGCGCGCGAGCGCATACTCACACTATCTTTATCTTCTTCTTCTATTCTTTCTTTCTTACCTTCTTTATATTCTTTACTTCTTATGATAGTGTTAGGCGTGTGTTGATCGTGTGTTAACCGTGTGTTAGGCGTGTGTTGATCGTTGTTTTCACGTCCTTGTAAGTCTTCGTAATTCAATATCTTAAGGCGTGTTGCTGCTGTGTTGCTTTTGACGCTAATCATGCCGTCATTTTCTGCGTACTTGAGAAAGGTTTTTACGATTTGCACCGTAGTTCCTGCCCCTTCTGCTAGCGATCGGTAGCTTGTTAGCATCTCACCGCGATCGATTGTCACAAACTGACCATTGACTAACGCTTTGCTTGGTTTCCAGTTCGCAGCTATTAAAATATAGACCCAAATCTTTAGATATTCTGGCCTTTGCTTAAATACCCAGTTCTCTAATATCTTACGATGGAGCTTAATCCATGAGTTTTCCATACCATAAAAAGCTAACCCAGACGTTAGCTGATCTACCTCGGTCATGATATAACCGTCCATATCCTCTCGAATATGGAAATCTTCTAGCGTCTGGGTCGTATTGTTTTTGTTGTTTATCATTTTTTTAGGTATTAGCAATCTATGGCACATCCGCCATAATTGGATGATATTTCGTTGTGTGCGTTATCCAC